CAAACCCGGCAATTCGCTGTTCAGCTACAAGACGGCCTTCACCGAGACCGGCTGGATGGTCGGTCTGTCTGCGACAAAATGTGCTCTGGTCCCGACGTCGATTGGCCTCGGCGCGATCGACACCACGCCTGCGTTCTCGGTTGATTTCTCAACCTACGCCAATGTCGCGGCATTGAAGGCTGACTGGACTGTTACCAACGACTTCACCAACGCCATCCAGCTTTCTGGCGGCAATCTGCTGCTGACGGGAGATGGAACGAACCACAACTGCTCGATCATCAAGTCATTCCCGACCATCGCCGGGCAGACGTACAAGGTGAATTTGCCTGTGTTGTCTGGCAGCGGATCGGTCGGGTTCCGTGTCGGTTCGACCGCTGGTGGTCTCGACCTGATCTACAACCCAGGCCAGGTTGTTGGCACATACAGCAAGAGCTTCGTCGCTCTCGGCGCCACATCCTATGTGACGCTGTATGTACCGATCGCCGCCGCTGCGATGACCGTCGGCGCGATAACTGTGTCGCCGTGCATCATGGATCGCTCGATGTCCGGCGTCGGCGATCATCTGCCGACCGGCCCTCTGACGATCTCCGCCTTCGCGGCGGGTTCGGATCTGGCAGGCGTCAAGGGGTGGGGCGCGGGCAAGTACCTCGTCGGTCCCGGCATCGCCTATGGCACGGCCGGCTTCGACGAGGCGCTCACGATCGGCGGCGCGGACCTAGCCAACGGTCAGCGCTTCCGTGCGCACGGTTACTGGACTGGTGGAGCGTGGTCTGGCGCCTATCACACGCTTTCGCTCAATGCGAGCGCGCAGCTTGTGTGGGTCATCAGCGACGGGACCAACTCGGTCACGCTGACCTCGAATGTCGCGATCGTGGCCGGCAAGAACTATCAGGTCAGACTGATCTATCGCGCCGAGACGGGCAACTTCGAGCTGATGCTGAGCGGGGTCCGTGTGGCGCTCGCTGCGCGCGGTTCCGTGGGCTCGCTCACCAACGCCAGTGCCTCCAGCTACTTCGGCGGCGATCCGTCGGGCGCGTTCACGACCGCGACGACCCAGTTGACGCTGATGAAATCGTCTGCGGCAACCCCGCTGCTCGATCAGATCGCGTTCATGCACGCACAGGAAGCTCCGCTTCTGACTACTGGCATGAAAATGCTCTTGTCGCCTGCAGCCAACATCGGCGTGCAGACGGTCGACTTCGACCCCGATACGGGGCAGTTCGCGGTCGGCATGTCGGCGGGTGGCGTAGACATCTTCAAGGGCCTCGTGCGCGTCGCCAACGACAATAGCGCCACGGGCAGCGTCAACCAGTTCGCTGGAAAGTTTCCCGATAGCCTGACGTTCGGCGGCTCCGGCGGGGCAACCCTCGGCAGTCAGGTTGCTGCTTTCGCGAAATGGGGCGGCGCCGGCTACCAGTTGATGGACGTCGCCGCCAGCGGGTCCCACTATTGGCAGACGTCAAACACTTATCTTAGTGATGGCGTGACGACGCGCATGTTCACCATCCCGCTCAAGTCTGCTGCGGTCGGATTCGCGATGGTGCAACTGACGTCGCTCATCACGGGCGTGGTCAACCTTGCGACGGGCGCGGTTACGTCACTCACCGGCGGGGCTGCATTCACGGTTACGGCCCTCGACACGGGCGAGTGGCTGGTTTCGGTGTCAGGCGTTCCAGCTGCAGGAAATCAGCGCTGCTACGTTTATTCCGCGTCGATTGCGACCAATTCGAGCTACGTCGGCACCGGCGCTGCGGCGATCATCTTCGGTCTGCCGATGCTGACGACCGGCGCGAGCGTCCCGACGACCTACGTCGATCCGCTCTCCGGCTCGCCGAGCGCCAAGTTGCTCGCCTTCGGCAACGGTGAACTGGCTGTCGGCACGGCTAACGGCCTCGATTTCTTCGCATCCGCCATGCGCGGCCTGCGTGAAACCGCGACTGTCGCGCCGCGCCGCCGTGTGCTCGATCCGATGCGAGCCAAGCGCACCTTCGAGACCACAAACGCCACGCCTGTCAACGTGCCGCTGTTCGAGGTTCCGGAAGGAGCCGACTGGTATCTCGCGATCAAGCCGAAGGCGACCAACGTCGCTGGCGGCGGCTTCACCACGACCCTCGTGTGGACGCCGTCCTTCGGTCGCGCGAGCTTCCCGGTCGGCGGTAGCCTGTCCGCCAAGGGTTCGGCTCCGTCCCTGGTCGATCCGACCTCGACCACCGCTGCAGTGGCGATCGGCTTCGACGCCACAACCCGCGTCGTCTACGCGACGTTGACCGGACTCGTCAGCACGCCGCTCCACTGGATGTTCGACATCGAAATCGGCGACTCGTTCGAACGCATCGCCGCGTAAGGAACCAAAATGCAACTTCCATATTTCTACACCGACAGCGCAGGGATCCTGCGCTGTCACCAGTGGGACTTCGACGACGCCGGCCGCCAGGTCTGCAATCTCGAAGCGCTCCCTGCTGTCCATGCCAACGCCATGGCCGTGATGCAGAAGTCTGACGCCGTTGCTCGAATGCTGACGGCGGCCGAGGCCTACGAGAACATGCCGGACGAGGCCGCATCAGCCGCCACCAAGGCGCTCGTGTTGTGGCGCGCCGGTGAACCCAACCCGGAAGCGGCGGACGAACACGCAGCCTGGGTTGAAGCCAAGGCCGACGCCCTGACTGCTCTTGCTGTCGAGGCATCCGTACCGCTGGCCTCGGATCCACGTCCGATCCAGGACAGCATTTCCCGCCGCCAGTTCGGACAGGCCTGCATGAAGCTCAGCTTCATGACGGAGGATGAAGCCTTCGACTTCGTCCAGACGAACCAGACGCCTGCTTCGATGCTGACGGCGATCGATGCGCTGCCACTGCCGGCCGAGACGAAGCGCGACATCAAGTACGCGGTCGCCGGCTCGCAGACCTTCCAGCGCCTCAACCAGGCGACCACGATCGTCATGATGGCTATGGGCCGCTCGACGGCCGACCGCGATGCGATCTGGCGCCTGGGCGCGACACTGCCGTAACCGCAAGGGTTCAACACATGGTTGCATACAACGACGTCCGGGACGCCATGCGTTCCGGCGATGTGATCGCGTGCGTCGAAGCAAAGACGTTCTTCGGGTGGCTCATTCGCTGGGCCACCCGAGGACGCTACGCACATGTCGGATTCGTATGGCGCACGGGCAACCGTGTTTTCATGCTCGAAGACAGGTTCAGGCAGGGCGTCACCATCCGATCCCTTTCGGACGTCAAGGAATTCGACTGGATCGCCTTCGACAAGCCGTGGGACGGCGAGGTGGAGGAGCGAGCGCTCTCGCGCCTGCAGAAGCCATACGGCGTCTGGACGGCGATCAAGATCGGTTTGCGCCGCATCGGCATCTACTTCGACATCACCTCTGCCTCAGAGCACGTCTGCTCGCTCTATGACGCCTGGGTGCTTGGCATGCCTTCCAACGTGGTCACGCCGACCGAAGTTGTCGACGTGCTGCTGTTCAACGGCGCCAAGATCGCAAGCGTCAAGGTCTGACAATTTGGCCATCCCCCCAGCACTGGTATTGTAAAATGACAACAGATCCATTCGCTTTTTACTTCGATCTTGAGGAAGGTTTCATCAAGTTCGTCTGCGGATGGATCGCCAGGATCGACGTCATGTTCGACGTCGACGGCGACGTCACCAACGATCCCGACGAATGCGCAATCTTCCAGGTCTTCCTGTCTGAGGGTTCCGTCTACGTCGAGCTGGACGAGCCTCCAGAAGAGACAATTCACTGATGGATACGAAACGCCCGCCGGGCCGCCCGAGGATTCATCCTCTGCCGGACCCGAACGCGCCGAAGCGCGGTCCTGGCCGCCCCCGCAAGGAACAGCCTGATCCAGGCGATCGGCTGCTCGAACACATGGAGCAGCAGGCCTACGTCGAAGGCCTCCTCAACAAGGCGCCGCGCATCGGCCGCAAGCCGATCCTCGATGCCGACGAGGATACGCTGCGCACCATTGCCGAACTCGCCAAGCTGTTCTGCACCCAGTCAGAGGCTGCCGGATTCCTCGGCGTCTCGTTGCGCACATTCCAGAACTTCCTCGCTGAGCACGACGATGCGCGCGAGACCTGGGACGACGGATTGCAGCACGCCAAGATCAGCCTGCGCCGCAAGCAACTCGCGCTCGCTGACAAGAACGCGCCAGCCGCGATCTTCCTCGGCAAGAACTACCTCGGCCAGAAGGACGAGCACCACACGACCACGACCATCAACAAGCCGGCCGCCGAACTCTCCGAGGCCGAGCTGATGGAGATCGCCACAGGCGGCAAGCAGGGCAAGCCCCAGGCTGCGCCAAAAGCGGTTCACTGACATGACACTCAAGCTCATCAAGCGCGGGTGGAACAGTGTCAAGGGAGAGCGAAGGCTCTCCCGCATCCCATACTCGAAACGACTGGATGAAATCGTCAGGGCCAACTGGCTCAAGCGATACCGCATCATGCGCACCTGTCACTGAAGCATCCAAGGACAAAATGTTCGACGAACAAATCGAGATCGCGCCGCAGGACGCGGCGCGCGAACTGCTGCGCCGCCGCGAAGCGCGCGAGCGTCTGATCGGCTTCTCCCAATACACGATGGAGAAATACCGGGCCGACCCATTCCATCACATGGTGGCCGACCATCTCGAAGAGGTCGCGCGCGGCGATAACGACCGTCTGATGATCTTCGCGCCGCCGCGACACGGCAAGTCGGAACTCTCGACCCGCCGCTTCCCGGCCTATTACCTTGGCCATCACCCCGACCACAACATCATCTCGGCGTCCTATAACGCCGACTTCGCCAAGGGTTTCGGCCGAAACGTCCGCGACATCGTCGCATCCGATCCCTATCACCGGCTGTTCCCGAGCGTGAAGATCCGCGCCGACAACCGTGCGGCCGACGAATGGGAAGTGGAGCAGGGCGGAAAGTATTTCGCGGTCGGCGTCGGCACCGGCACGACCGGTCGCGGCGCCCATCTGTTCATGATCGACGATCCGATCAAGGACCGCAAGGAAGCAGACAGCGCCACGGTGCGCGAGGACCAATGGAACTGGTATCGAGACGTCGTCTACACCCGTCTGGAAGAGGGCGCGCCCATCATCCTGACGCTGACGCGCTGGCACTATGACGACATCGCCGGCCGCCTGATCGACCTGATGAACTCGGGCAAGGGCAAGCCGTGGAAGATCCTCACGCTGCCCGCCCTTCCGATCGTCGTCTGGACCAAGGACGAGAACGGAAAGAAGGTCGCGCCGATCCTCAACGACGACGGCACGGTTCCAGGCGACGCCATGCGCCGCAAGCCCAACGAGGCCCTGGCGCCGCAGCGCTTCTCGACCGCAGCCCTCAAGGACCGTGAAGAGGTTCTGGGTGAGCGCTCGTGGTCTGCGCTCTACCAGCAGCAGCCGATGTCGGAAGACGGCGGCATGTTCCAGGCGTCTTGGTTCAGGATCGCCGACAAGCTACCACCCCGCCGCACCCGCGTGCGCGCATGGGACTTTGCGGCCTCTCTCGACGGCGACTTCACCGTCGGCTGCCTGATGAGCCGCGACAGCGACGGCGTTTTCTACGTCGAGGACGTGATCCGCTTTCGCGGCTCCTCGCTCGACGTCGAGAAGGCGGTGAGGAAGGCGGCGCTCAACGATGGGCGCTCCGTCCAGATCATCATCCCCAAGGATCCAGCGCAGGCCGGCAAGGACCAAGCCGAACGCTATGTCCGCATGCTTGCAGGTTGGCGCGTCAAGGCCGTTCCGCCCAGCGGCTCCAAGGAGACGCGCGCCGGCGGCTTCGCCTCGCAGGCGGAGGCCGGCAACGTCCTCATGGTCAAGGCCCACTGGAACCAGGCTTTCATCGACGAAATGGCGACCTTTCCGCTCGGCACCCACGACGACCAGGTCGACGCCGCCTCCGACGCCTTCAACGCGCTCCTCGGCCCCCAGAAAGCGGCTGTGCGCGACTGGTAATTTGCAGGAATTCAAATGGCATCCCCGACAAAAACCAATGTGCTCGTCAACCAGCCGGTTGGCGTGGGCCAGACTGCGTCCGACGCCAAGCCCGATACGCTGTCGAGCGCCGCCGCGATCATGCAGGCGCGCACCACGATCCTGCGCGCCTGCTACGGTGGCACGGAGACGATGCGCGCGGCCGGCAGAAACTTCCTGCCGCAATACGACAAGGAATCTGACAAGCGCTACGACGCGCGCCTGGCTTCCACGTTCGCGCTCAACAAGCTGCGCGAGGCGGTCGACGCCTCCTCGGCCAAGCCGTTCCGCACGCTGGCCAAGATCAGCGGCAATACCGACGCCGACCTCGATCTGTGGATCAAGGACATCGATCTGCAGGGCAACCATCTGCACATCATCGGACACCAGTTCTTCAACAACGCGATGCTCGACGGGCAGTGCCACCTCCTGGCCGATTTCCCCGACACATCGAACTTCCCGAGCCTTGGCGCCCAGAAGGCCGCCAACGCGCGCCCGTTTCTCAAGCTGATCCGCGACGACCAGCTGGTGGCCGCCTACAACGACTACGCCGGCGGCGACGTCCAGGTGACGCATGTGCGCATCAAGGGCTCTCGCACGGTGCGCGACGCCACATTCAAGGAAAAGATCATCAACCAGATCTGGGTGATCGAGAAGGACGGCGGCGCGGCGACCAACGGCGTCGTGCAGCTGTGGGAGCAGGCGGCGGACGCGGGCGGCGGCTCCTGGGACTTTGTCGGCGAGCAGGCGCTCGATATGCTCGAAATCCCGTTCGTCACGCTCTATGCCGGCGAGCGCGAGGGCGACTATCTGACCAAGCCGATCTTCCAGGATCTTGCCTACAAGCAGATCGAGCACTGGATCTCCTCGTCCGATCAGCGCTCGATCCTGGCGGCGGCGCGCTTCCCGATGCTGGCGTGCTCCGGCGTCACGCTCGACGAAGGCGACGAGGGTTTCGAGATCGGCCCCTACAAGGTGCTCTACAGCCCCGAGGCGCAGGGACGCTGGTACTTCGTCGAGCCCAAGGGCACGGCGATCGAGTCCGGCCGCAAGGATCTGGAGATGCTCGAACTACACATGGACATTATGGCGTTGAACCCGGTGACGGGCACGCACCGCCAGTACGTCCCTCAGAACGAGCGCGACATCCAGGAAACGCGCGTCCACTCCGTCGTCCACGACGTGGCGCTGTCGTGCCAGGATGCGCTGTCGAAGGCGATCCGCTTCATGGGCCAGTGGTCGGGCAAAGATCTGTCCATGGTCAATGTCCAGCTCAATCTCGAAATGAGCAACACCAAGGACAAACTGCTCGAAGTCGCTCAGCTGATCTCGCTCTACGAGAAGCAGGGCCTGTCGCGCGAGACAATCCTGACCGAGATGAAGTCGCGCAATCTGCTTGGCGACGATTTCGATGTTCAGCAGGAACTGACTCTGATGGCGACGGTTGACCAGTTGAATGCAAGCGCGGCCGGTGGTACGGCTGGCAAGACTGGCGCTAATGCGAATGCAACTGCAAAGCCCCAGCCTGACCTGACCAACTGGCCCAAGGGCCAGAACCGCCCGACCAAACAGGTGTAAAACGTCACATGGACTCCAGCCTATCCGTCGGCATCCACGTCTGCAGCACCTGCCTTGAGCAGGGGCGCGAGACGATGGCGCTCGTGCGCATGATGCCGAGGGTGGCGATCCTCAACGGCAAGCCGGTCGGCCTCGAATATTGGGGTTGTCCGGTTTGCAGGACGTTACACTTCCCGATCTCGGCGGCGGCCAAGAAGAGCTGGGCCAAGCTGAAGCGCCTTCAACCCAACGAGGTTTGCCGGCCGCCGCCACGCTGCCGGCCGGTCCTCCAGGTGATCGAGGGAGACAACCATGACCGACGACCCGAAGACGATGTCGATCTCGGAAATCAAGGTTCCGCGTGAGACGGTCGTCTTTGCGGCCAGGGCGACCATGGCGGCAGAAATCCTGGCCATCATCGGCGCCCTGTTCGGCCTAGCGGCAGCCGCGATCCCGATCTACCTGTTCGTGAAGATCTTTATCATCGGCTAATTCCAATATATTTGCATTCGTGCTTGACAAAACCGGTGGGGTGTGCCATACGATTTGCTTGAATGCAAAGGAGTGACTCAGTGGCGAGGTTCATCCGCAAGGAGGCGGTCGTTCAGGCTTTCAAGGTTCCTTTGTGGGGCCAGAAGTCGGAGGAAGAAATCCCGCTCTGGCTCTCTCAGAAGCTTGGCTCGGGTGAGGTTCATCTCAACAAGGCAGGCGGCCTGTCGGCCAATTACGTCTGGGGAACGCGCGGCTGCGCTCCAGGCGATTTCATCGTCCTCGATGAGACGGGCGAGATCGACTTCCGCGCCGCGAAAGATTTCGAGACGCAGTACGAAGCTGCGTGAATGGGTGAGCGCCGGGCGCTCCTCGGTCTCCAAAACTGTAGGACGAAGGTTCAACTCCTTCCACCTGTGCCAATTCCAGGAAGCGCCATGAGCAGCTACTTCATTCGAGTGCTGCTGGCGCTCGACATATTCCTGAACGTCGTCTTCGGCGGCGACTTCGAAACGATTTCGGCGCGCTGTGGCCGCCTGATGGTCGAACATCCCCGCTGGTCCAGGACGCCGATGCCAGTGTGGTGGATCGAGCACTGCATCAAGGCGCACTTCAGTCCGTACTGGCGCGCAACGAAACACGGGTAGGATCATGGCCAAGGCGAAATCGAATACGATGGCGGCGCAGTAACGTCAGTGGCAAGCGCAGAATGCGCTCGACACGCTGACGCGCGCCACAGCCATCCAGGGCGACAAACGCCTCATGGCTGACGTCAAGAAGCTCGCTGCGCAGCAGATCAAGACCATCTCGAAGGTCGCCGGATCGCCGCCAAAGCGAGGCAAATAATACGGGTAGGCTGGGCACGGGTGAGCCCAAGGCGCTGTAAACGCCCCGTCTATGCACTGTGGGGGTTCGAATTCCCTCCCTGCCCACCAATTTGCGGTGTAGCTCAGCCGGTAGAGCGCGTGATTGTTAATCACAGGGTCGCACGTTCGAGCCGTGCCTCCGCAGCCATCGCGGTCGTAGCTCAATGGTAGAGCTGCAGTCTTCCAAACTGAGGACGTAGGGTTCGATTCCCTCCGACCGCTCCAATTCGAACGAGGCAAACCATGAACGCCAACGCCAATCTAGATCGACCGCGACCCAGTTACGGGGCGTGGGGGAGTCTGGTTGTCCCCGCCGGCCTTGGAAGCCGTGAGACCGCAGGTTCAAATCCTGCCGCCCCGACCATTCGACAGCAACCGTAAACGATCCGGCATCGTTTAACGGTAGGACGTCCGGCTCTGAACCGGAAAATCGTGGTTCGAATCCATGTGCCGGAACCACACACGACCGATCTTCTGGAGCGAAGTGGAGCAGCGGTCAGCTCGCCGGCCTCATAAGCCGTAGGTCACGGGTTCGAATCCCGTCTTCGCAACCAATGCCCCTATAGCTCAGCAGGTAGAGCAGCTGTTTTGTAAACAGCATGTCGCTGGTTCGATTCCGGCTGGGGGCTCCATTCCGATTTAGCTCAGCAGGTAGAGCGGCAGATTGAAGATCTGCGCGTCGCAGGTTCGATCCCTGCAGTCGGAACCATTCACATCGTCGTCAACAGACCTGTTGTGCTCCCGAGGGTTCGCCTCCTTCCCCTCGGTCGAGCGCATTGCAGCGGTCCCAGCTCGCATCGCCTCCAAGACGAGCAGGGATGATCAAGAGCACGTCGCACACGCGCGCCGCCGCTGCGTCGCATTTCCCCACACGGGAATAAACCGGCCGGTCCAGCGGGAAGCTGTCCCGGTCATCGTCAACAGGGGCGGGACGCCCCGCATTATCCGGGATGGATATGCTGAAAGCTATCGTTGCAGACCTCAATGAGGTCGATGAAGTCGCTCGCCCATTTTACGCTGAGAAGGACGGGAAGTTCTATCTCAACGTCACGCCGACCGACGGCTGGACGCTCGAAAACGTCGACGGGCTGAAGAACGCCCTGGGCGCCGAGCGCAAGAAGGCCGGAGATCTGGAAACCAAGATCAAGGAATACGGCGACATCGATCCCAAGAAGGCGGCCGACGCTCTGAAGAAGGTCGAGAAGTTCTCGAACTTCGATCCGGAGAAGGAGGCCGACAAGATCGCGGAAGAGAAGTTCAAGAACAAGGAAGCGCAGCTCGTTTCGCGTCACCAGGACGCCATCCAGCTCGCCAACTCTGCTCTGGAAGCTCGCACCACGCAGCTCAAGAAGCTGCTGGTCGACAACGCGATCAAGGCCGAACTCGGCAAGCTGAACCCCCTGGAGGATGCGCGGGACGCGATCGAACTCCTGGCGGCACAGTCGGTCCGCACCAAAGAGGTCAACGGCGAATTCGTCGTCGAGGTCGTCGATAACGGGGGCAATCCCCGCATCAAGGACGTCCACGGCAATCCGATGGGCATCGCAGACTTCCTGACGGAACTGCGCGACAAGCGCCCCTCGCTGTTCAAGGCCGACGACAAGCGCGGCATCGGCATGCAGCCGAACACCGGCGCCGGCGGCGGGAAACCCAACCCGTCCAATCCGTGGCTCAAGGACAGCATCAACTACACGGAGCAAATGAAGCTCCTGAACACCAACCCCACTCTCGCCGCCCGCTACAAGCAGGAGGCCGGCGTCCGCTGACGCCTGCCTTTTCGTTTGCTTGAATGCAAACGGAACGAGAGCCAACAACCAACGAGTGAGAAATGGCTCAGACCAAACTCTCCGACATGATCGTGCCGGAGATCTTCCACAGCTACGTCGTGAACAAGACGCTGGAAAAGTCGCGCGTCTACCAGTCCGGCATCATCACCAACATGACCGACCAGCTGATCGACCAGCTCGGCGGCACGACTGTGAACATGCCGTTCTTCAACGACCTGACCGGCAATGACGAAGTCGTCGACGAGTCCCAGGACATCAGCGTCGCCGGCGTGTCGACCGGCAAGGAAGTCGCCGTTAAGCTGTATCGCGCCCGCGCGTACGGCGGCACCGACCTCGCGGCCGACCTGGCCGGCGCCGATCCGATGAACGTGGTCATGGACCGCTTCGCGGACTGGTGGGCCCGCAAGATGCAGACGACCCTGCTCGCCACCCTCAAGGGCGCGATGTCGGCTGCCAACATGAGCGCCAACGCGCTGGACATTTCCGCCCTCACCGGCGGCGCCCAGTACTTCGACGGCGACAGCTTCATCGACGCCACGCACATGCTCGGCGACGAAGAGGGTTCGCTGACGGCGGTTGCGGTCCACTCGGACACGCTCAAGGCCATGAAAAAGGCCGACCTCATCGACTATATCAAGCCGTCCGACGGTGGCGCCGACGTGCCCGTCTACATGGGCAAGGCGGTCATCGTCGACGACGGCATGCCTGTCACGTCCGGCACCTACACGACCTACGTCTTCGGTCCCGGCGCGATCGGCTACGGCGAAAAGGCTCCGAAGGTTCCGGTCGAAGCCGACCGCAACCCGCTCGTCGGCGGCGGCTGGGAATACATCGTCCAGCGTCGTCAGTTCGTGCTGCACCCGCGCGGCCTCAAGTGGCAGGGCACGCCCGCCAAGGCGACGCCGGACAACTCCGAACTCGCCGTGGGCACAAACTGGACCCGCGCGGTGGCCGAGCAGAAGGCCGTCCGCATGGTCAAGTTCGTCCACAAGCTGGCGCCGTAATCTATGGCGACCAACCTCGCACAGGGGAAGAATGGCAGGCAGGCGGTTGGCGCGGCGATCGACGCCGCAGCTGCCGCCGCCCAGCTCGTCCCGGCATACACCAAGGCGCAGTTGCCCGCTGCTGCGACCATGCCGAACCGCATCGTGTTCGTTTCCGACGCAGCGACTGGCTCAGGCCAGCTCGCCTACTCGAACGGCACGGCCTGGAAATCCGTCACCCTCGGCGGCGTCCCGGCGTAAACCAACCGGCCAGGGGCTTCGGCTCCTGGCCCTTCTGATTTGAAGGAGCCCTCATGACCATCGAACGTGGATGGCGAAAGCGCGAGCAGATGGCTCGCCTCAAGCACGAACACTCCAAGGTGTCCGAGACGGTCCGCGAGCAGCGCGCCCGCGTGCTCGCCGAAGCCAAGGCGAAAGCCGAAGTCGAGAGCGACGCTGTCGCCGCCGAGA